TGATAAACTTGAAGAAAAGGGTACAAATATTAATGTTCCTCTGCTACTTACCTCTGCAATTGGACTAGGTAGTGAATCAGGAGAGTTCCAAGAAATTGTTAAGAAATTGTTTTTTCAAGGTAAACCTCTTACCGAAGAAACTGTCTTCCATATGGTTAGGGAGTTAGGAGATATTATTTGGTATTGGACCAATGCTTGTAGGGCCCTTAATGTAGACCCCAATAAGGTGATTCAAGAAAATATCTCAAAACTTGAGTCTAGGTACCCGGGCGGGTCATTTGACGCACATTACTCAGAACACCGCAAGGATGGTGATATTTAAAGTGTAAGATAAATATTAGTGTAGTTCGCGGACTTCGCACATCCCAACTACTCTAACGCTTTCAAGGAGCAATCAGCATGATTATTTATCTATACAAAAAGACCCATCAAGTTACTGGGTTGAAATATCTCGGCAAGACAACTAAAGATCCCTATACGTATTTGGGTTCAGGGTTAGAATGGAAATCTCATTTAAAAGAATTTGGTAAGTTTATTGATACTGAAATTATCAAAGAGTGCCATTCTAAAGAAGAACTCAGTGAATGGGGGAGATACTATAGTAAATTATGGAATATAGTTGATAGTGTCGAGTGGGCAAACAAAATACCCGAAACAGGGGGTTCGGATAGCGGAAAAAATCATCCTTGTTATGGAAGAAAAAATCTCAGAGTAGCAGAATGTAATTCTCTGAGATCCGGGGACAAACATCCTATGTACGGGACAAAGAATCCACAACTTAGTGCTAGAAATTCAGCAAATATCGGAGATAAAAATCCAATGTTTGGAAAAGTGGGTGCTATGCGCGGGAAGAAAAATCCAAAACTCTCTAAACTGAACTCTCTAAAAACCGGTAAAAATAATCCAATGTGTAAACCTGAATATCAGATCGTGTGTGAACATTGTGGTAAAATTACCTCTAAGGGTAACCATGTCAGATGGCACGGAAATAATTGTAAAGAAGGAGATTTGTAACATTAATGATTGCTTGATAAATATAGTTATTATCAGGTAATCATTATGAGTATAGGGCCAACCGCAAGTATTTTAAGTACCCCATCTGGATTAACGTTAGATGAATTAAAACAAGCATTATTTAATAACGTTAGTCTTAGATTGGGACAAGGCATCATTGATTTAGAACTTGATCCTCAGCATTATGAGGCCGCATACAATTACGCCATTAAAATTTATAGACAACGGGCACAAAACGCTACCGCTGAATCTTATACTTTGATGACGGTTATTAAGAACATTGACACTTATACACTACCACAAGAATTTATCAATGTTCGTTGTTTATTTAGAAGAACAGTTGGCTTAGAAACTGGGCCTAGTTCCACCGCATTTGATCCTTTTTCAAGTGCTATTCTCAATACCTACTTGTTGAATTACAACTATACAGGTGGTATGGCGACATATGATTTCTATGCAGGTTATGTTGAATTAGCCGCAAGAATGTTTGGTGGATATGTAACATATACCTTTGATCCAGTAACAAAAGTATTGCGTGTGGTTAGAGATTTCAAAGGTACTGGTGAGCGTATTCTTATTTGGGCTGATGTTCAAAGAACAGAAGAAGTGTTACTACAAGATCCAGGTGCTGGTGTTTGGATTGGTGACTTTGTACTAGCTAATCTTAAGACGATTATAGGTGAGGCACGTGAGAAATTTGGAACCATTGTTGGTCCAGGTGGTGGAACACAACTAAATGGTACCGCTATGAAAGCTGAAGGTAAGGCTGCAATGGAACAATTAATTGATGAATTAAAACGCTATGTGGACTATTCCATGCCCTTGACATGGATCCAAGGTTAACCTAAATACTTTATTTTGTAACGCTCCTGTAATATAATATATATCTTACAGGAGCTTACCATATGATCATTGGCGTTACAGGATTGATTTCGTCAGGCAAGGACACCATAGCAGATTATCTAACTACATTTCATGGTTTTAAAAGATTAAGTTTTGCCGCTTCTCTTAAAGATGCTGTAGCGGCCGTGTTTGGTTGGGATAGAACACTGTTAGAAGGTACTACTAAGTCTAGTAGAGAATGGCGTGAACAGGTTGATCCGTGGTGGTCAGAACGTTTAGGCATACCGCATCTTACTCCTAGATGGATTCTACAATATTGGGGAACAGAAGTTTGTCGTAACGCATTTCATAGTGACATTTGGGTAGCATCAGTAGAAAACAAATTAAGAACTTCTACCGATAATATTGTTATAACAGATTGTAGATTCTACAATGAGGTAGGTGCTATTAAAAATGCTGGTGGAATTACCATTAGAGTTGAAAGAGGTGCTAATCCCGAATGGTATTCACATGCAATAAACTTTAATAAAGGTGAAAACGGTAATTTAGGATGGGCTACTGGGAGATATCGCCTTGAACAATTAGGTATTCATGCTAGTGAATATAGTAGCGTTGGACTAGAGTACGATCATATCATTTCCAATGATGGTACAATAGATGATCTACATAAAAAAATTCAATCAATAGTCAACCTTTAAGTCCCCTCTAACCCAAGTTACTTTTTGTTTTTTGACAATTTCTACACAGTTAAGGCAAATACTGCGTAGATTGCTGTATACTGTATTTTCTAAACTACCGTCTATATGGTAGACTATGATTTGTGTTGGTAATATACTATGGAATCCACACAAATCACATTGCTTTTTCTTTTTATAACCACTAGCGATCCATTTTGGTTTTCTAGGTTTTAATTTCTTTTTAGTACTACCACATTCGTCGCATATACTACGGTAGTAGGTTGTACCATTGCGTTTGTAATTTATCGCACAAAAGTTTTTATTGCATTCTTTACATATGGGACGTGGTGTTTCCATGTAAATATTTATTCCAACCTTCGAAGGTATGGTAATAACGTCTTTTTTAATTTATTTCATAAATAAGAGTATACAATCAGGTGGTAAGCCTCAAAATTTTACAATAAGGAAAAAGAAAATGGCATTAGTTAGTCCAGGCGTAGAAGTAACAATCATTGACCAAAGTCAATATTTACCTGCCGCAGTAAATTCAGTCCCGTTTGTCCTACTAGCAACTGCTCAAAATAAAGCAGATGGTAGTGGAACAGCAGTAGCGCCTGCAACCACAGCCGCAAATGCAAATAAATTGTATTTGGTTACTAGTCAAAGGGATTTGGTATCTTTATATGGTACGCCTTTCTTTTACACAACAACTACTGGTACACCTATTCAAGGTTATGAATTAAATGAATATGGCTTATTAGCAGCATACTCATTGTTAGGTGTAACTAACCGTTGCTATGTATTACGTGCTGATATTGACTTGGCTAGTTTAGTTGGTTCTACCACTAGACCAGTTGGTGCACCAGCAAATGGCACATGGTGGTTAGATACTACTACTTCAACTTGGGGTATTTCTCAATTTAACTATACTACTGGTCAGTTTGTAACTAAAACTCCTATTGTAATTACTGACACCATGAATATAAGCGGTGGAGTACCACTATCTAGTATTGGTAATATTGGTGATTATGCTGTTAATGCCCTTCAAATAACAACGTATCCTTCTGCATCTACAGCTTCACAATATTTCTATAAAACAACATCAAATGTTTGGGTACCAATTGGTTCAGCAGCTTGGTTAGCAGATTGGCCAACTGTACAAGGTACAAATTCTAATCCAACATTAACGGCCACTCAAACGTTTAGTATTGTGGTTAATGGTGATTTTTCACTTAGTATAGCTGTACCTGCTTATCCTAATAACACAGCACAAGGTGTGGCTAATGCAATCAATGCAAAACTAATAACTTATCTTAGTGCCTCAGTTAGAAGTGGTAAATTATGTATTTTCTCAAAACAAACAGGTGGCAATAATATGTTACCTTATAATATTGAGATAGTCACCGGCACAGGCACTGTATTAGACGATCTTGGAATTGATGCCGGTACATATAATCAACCTCAATTTATATATGGTACAGCGGCAGAACAACCATTATGGTATTCAGGTCAAACATATCCTGCTCCTACTGGATCAGTATTCATTAAGGTTGGAGCAACTGGTGGTGGTTTATATCCAGTAGTTTCACAATATAGTAGTACTACAGCTAGCTGGAGTGCAAAAACAGTAGGGTTAGCATCAGCCGATTGGCAAGCTACTGCAAATAGCGATGCAACAGGTGGACAAGTAATCCCAGCTGGTACAGTATATGCACAGTATGCATTTGATGATGAATTCAATAATGGACCAGTGTACTTATGGGAAAGATATGCTACAGGTCCTACTGTGGTTACTGGTACAGTGGTTGATCCTATGTTTACTAATGGACCATATACTTTTACAGTAAATGTATCAATTCCAGGTAGCAATGTATTATCAAATGACTTTACAGTGAGCTTAGCCGATAATACTGATGCAATGGATTTTGTAACAGCTTGGACTGCTGCTGGTATTACATATACCGATGCACTAGTAACGACTGATGGTGCAATTCAATTAATTCATAACGAAGGTGGAGAAATCATTATCAATGATACTCGCACATCAGGTACAAATGGTACAATGTTGACAGCCTCTTCTGGAAGTATTGCAGGAACTAGTGTTACTGCTGCTGCAACCTATACTGGAGTAGCTGTTGCTACCGTTTCAGGCAGTGGAGCAGGTGCTATAGCTACTGTAGTTAAAACAGGTTCAGGCACTACATATACAAGTTCTAACACAACAATAACAATTACTACCCCAGGTGCAGGCTATGCTATTGGTAACTCAATGAAGATTTTAGGAACCGCATTAGGTGGTGCATCTCCTGCAAATGATCTTACATTTACAGTAGGTACAGTTGGCGCCGGCAAAGGAGTATCATACGGATTATGCACCGAAGCAGGTCTAGTTAGTGGTACTACTAATGGATGCAAATATGGTCCAGCAGATTACCAAACATTTAATGTTACGCAGACTACTACTACCGGTGGCGGAACAGGTTTAGGTATAGCAGTAACAAGAAGTTACGGCATGTATGATGTAGATCCTACTGCAATCACAGTTGGTTCAGCAGGTACAGGGTACGCAGTTGGTGATACCGTTACTTTCTCTGGAATACAATTAGGTGGCACTACACCTGCAAATAATTTAGTAGTAACTGTTACAGAAGTTACAGGTGGTGTAGTTAACTCTGTTACTTACCAATCAGGTACTGCTGCTCAAGTTTACTCAACACAACTAAGTAACTGGAGATATTTTGCGTATATTGCTAACCAAGGTCAACCTACTATTGCTCCTCCTGATAGTACGAATTGGTTCTATAGCGTAGTAAACCAAGTTGATATTATGGTTAATTACAATGGTAATTGGAAAGGTTATAGCAATCAAGGTTATAGTCCTAGTGGATTTCCTTCTCCCACTGTAATAAATGCTACTGATCCAAACGGTCCTCTGATCAGCACTACAGCACCGACAACTCAGAGTGATGGGACCCCTTTAGTATATGGAGATCTTTGGATTAGTACTGCAAACTTAGAGATTTATCCAGTAATCTCACGTTGGGAATCAGTAAATAGTGTAGATCAATGGGTAACACTTGATAATGCTAATCAAACAAGCCCAACTGGAGTGTTGTTTGCTGATGCACGTTGGGCAACTAATGGTACTACTAGTCCAGTAGATGATCCTATTCCATCAATTACAAGTTTATTAGTAAGTAACTATCTTGATTTAGATGCTCCCGATCCAGCACTATATCCAGTTGGAATGTTGTTGTTTAACACAAGACGTTCAGGTTATAATGTTAAACAGTATATGGTTGATTATTTTAACAGTACAAGCTATCCAGGACAAACGTTACCTGTTCAAACTAGTACTTGGGTTAGTGTAAGTGGTTTAATGGCCAATGGTGCACCGTATATGGGTAGGCAAGCTCAACGTGCTTTGGTTGTTCAAGCACTAAGAGCATCTATTGATTCTAACTACGCTATTAGAGATGAAGATAACTTCTTTAACTTACAAGCATGTCCTTACTATCCTGAATTACAACCTAACATGGTTGTATTGAATGATGACCGCGGTCAAACAGGTTATATTCTTGGTGATACACCAATGAGACTACCTGATAATGCTGCTGACATTCAAGCTTGGGCTAATAACACTGCTGGAGCAACTTCAACTGGTGAAGCTGGCTTAGTAACACGCAACACTTATTTAGGATTGTTCTATCCAAGTGGCTTAACTAGTGACTTATCAGGTAATTTAGTTGCTGTTCCCCCATCACATATGATGCTAAGAACTTTCTTAAGAAACGATGCAATTGCTTATCCTTGGTTAGCTGCCGCAGGTACACGCCGTGGTATTATTGATAATGCTACTAACATTGGTTATTTGAATGGTCAAACTGGTGAATTCCAAATTATCAAAAATAGAATTGGCATTAGAGATACATTGTACTTGAACTTCATTAATCCTCTAACCTTCTTTACAGGCAATGGATTATTGAACTATGGTAACAAGACCAGCTTTGATTCAGCAAGTGCATTGGATAGAACAAACGTTGCACGATTGATTGCTTACATTCGTCGCCAGTTGACTATAGCGGCTCGTCCGTTCGTCTTTGAACCCAATGATGCGTTTACAAGACAACAGATAGCAGCAGTAATTCAAACTTTAATGGTAGATTTAGTTGCCAAACGTGGTCTATACGATTACTTGGTAATATGTGATGAATCCAATAACACACCTGCAAGAATTGACAGAAATGAGTTATGGGTTGACGTTGCGATTGAGCCAGTGAAGGCTGCTGAATTCATCTACATTCCAGTTCGTGTTCTAAACACAGGTGAAATTGCTGCGTTAGGCTTAAACGGGTAAGAAAGTAGAGCAATAAGATTAGATAAATAAATATACAGGAGAAATAAAAATGGCAACAGCCTCACAATCGCTTTTTAATATGACCGTCGCTAGTGATAATGCTGGCGGTAATCAAGGTCTGTTAATGCCAAAGCTACAATTTAGATTCAGAGTAACATTTTTGAATTTTGGTGTAGATACAGTAAATGGTTTACAATTAACAAAACAGGTTATTGATTGCTCAAGACCTAACGTTACATTTCCTGATATTGTTCTTCCTGTATATAACTCTACTCTTTATCTAGCTGGTAAGTATTCATGGTCACCAATGACAGTTAACGTCAGAGATGACGCTAGCGGAACAGTTTCTAAGGCTGTTGGTCAACAGTTACAAAAGCAATTAGATTTTGTTGAACAAGCTAGTGCTGCAACAGGGCAAGATTACAAGTTCCAAACTAATATTGAAATATTAGATGGTGGTAATGGTGCAGTTGCTCCAGTGGTTCTTGAAACTTGGGAACTATATGGTTGTTTCTTACAAACAGCAAACTACAATAACTTGAACTATGGAACAAGTGATGTAGTTACTATTGGTCTTACCCTTAGATATGACAATGCAATTCAATCTCCTCTTGCTTCTGGTGTTGGTGCACCAATTGGAAGAATATTGACTGGTGCATCAGTAACAGGTATTGGAGCAGCTACTTAATAGCTTTTTATGTCAGGATTTTTTCAAAATCTACTTACAGACGCTGCCGGAGCATTTTTCGGCAGCGATTATCTCAGAGATTATACTCACGCAAGTAAAACATTTAGGACTAATTTTTACCAATATAGTCCTAAATTTAAATATCTATTCCATACCTATTTTGAAATAGATGCCGGCGCCTATAATCAGTCACTTGGCACAGGTGCAAATTTTGGATTAGCAGTTAAAACTGTAAAACTACCAAGTTACAATTTTTCAACTGCTAATATGAATCAGTACAATCGCAAAAGAATTGTACAAACTAAAATTAATTACGACCCGGTTACCATTACTTTCCATGACGATAATGGTAATATGATGAGAAATTTATGGTATGCATATTATACCTATTATTACAATGATGGTAGAAATGCAGGTGCTCTTTATAGTGGATCACCTGGTGGAGGTACTGCTGCTCAAACAGGTCCCGGCGGGACAAAAGTAGCACCTACTGGTGCAAATTATTTTGCTAAAACAACATATGCTGATTCAATAACTGGAAATGCTGATTGGGGGTATATCGGAGAAACAAATATACCTTCAAATCCTGATGGATCAAAATCACCTTTCTTTAAAAATATTACCATATATGGTTTGAGTCGCCATAAAGCCGCAGCATATACTCTTATTAATCCTATAATTACTACCTTTAGTCATGATACATATGATTATGCTCAAGGCACTGGTACTATGGAAATGACAATGACATTAGAGTATGAAACAGTAGTGTATAATCAAATTGATCTTGACGGTAGAACTCCTGAGAGATTGATTCCTGGATTTGGTGTATCAACAACATATGACAGAACACTAAGTCCAATTAATAAACCTGGTGCTAATGGTACAATATTAGGTCAAGGTGGATTAGTAGATGCTGCCGGAGGCTTCTTAACCGATATTGAAAAAGGAAATTATTTGAGTGCTATACAGAAAGCAGGCACTGCATATAATACATTTAAAAATGCCAATTTAGTAAAGACTGCAAAACAAGAACTATTAACTGGACTTCAAAACTCTTTAAATAATACACCAAATACAACTAGAAATTCTTTTTATGATATTCCTGTTAATGCAGCATCCCCCGGACCTGCAAATTTAGCCGGGTCTCCTGTTACAGGTGCATTACAAAATCCTACTCCCATAGGTACACCCAAGACCGCAGGTAGAGAAGTCAACAAATAAACAAAATGCCTACAATAATAGATAATAGAACCCCCTTAGATCAAACTGTAAGAATTTTTGATACTTTTTATTCTACCGACTTAGTTGTCGGTGCCGATCAGTATGATATTGTATATGGTTATTTCTCAGGTGTATGTGCCACTAAAAGAATTGCAGCTAATTTTTCAGCAGTTCTTTTTAGAATTGCACAAGAAGCAGGTGTAAACGTATTAGATTTGCTGGCTACTGTACAAGGTGCTGAAAATAAATTACAAATGAATAAAATTATTTGTTATTATCTTAATAGTTTTAAATCTAAAACAACTTTATATGGTGTAGGAGTTGTTCCTCGTCCTGTTCAACCTGTTGCCAGAAACATAGTACAATGAAATGGGTAAATGGGCACAGGGGATATTTACTCCTAAAAATCCAAAAAAATACGTAGGTAACCATAGTCCTAGATATCGTTCAGGATGGGAGCTTACATTCATGAACTTTTGTGATTCTAATGACAACATATTATATTGGGCTAGTGAAGCATTAAGAATACCTTATAAACATCCATTAACAGGTAAACCCACTATATATGTGCCTGATTTTTTTGTGGTGTATAAAAACAAACACGGTAAACAAGTAGCTGAAGTAGTAGAGATTAAACCTAAAAAACAAAGTATTATTGAAAGCAAAGTAGCCAATGCTAAAGATCGTATGGTAGTGGCTATAAATCATGCTAAATGGCAGTCTGCAATGGCATATTGCAAACATCAAGGGTATACCTTTAGAGTGGTTACTGAAGATGATTTGTTCCGAAAATAACATTTCGGGCAATAAACTCAACTAAATACTAGTATGACAAAAAAATTACAGGAATTATTTCAGTTACCTTTGGACGAGATTAATGAACTCGCTAAACCTATTCCTGATTACGCACAAGAAGTTACCACTGACGCTATAACTAATTTAGAAAAAATTGAAAACGCATTACCTCAGGTTAGAGGTTTAGAAGTTGCTGATATTGAAATGGACGGCTTAGCTGACCTAGCTACATCTAGTTATAAAGATTTAATGGATCTTGGAATGCAAGTAGATAGTAGATTTAGCAGTGAAATATTTAATGTAGCTGGTACAATGTTGGGACACGCTATTACCGCTAAAACAGCAAAATTAAATAAAAAATTAAAAATGATAGAATTGCAACTTAAAAAAGCCGCATTAGATCAAAAACAAGCTGCAAGAAATGAAGAGGTTGAAGCAACACCCCTTGGTGAGGGAAGAGCATTAGACAGAAATGAGCTACTTAAAATGTTCACCTCAAAATCAGAGGACAAATGATAAATATTAGATACAGGAAATTATGATGAAAAGTTTAAAACGATACATAGCCGAATCAGTGAAAACTTACAATTACACTATCAAGATTGCCGGCGAGATAGATAAGAATTTTTTAGATATGTTTGCATTCAATCTAAACAAATTCGATCCTATTGAAGTTAGCGATCCTGTTAAGACGCCTATACAGAAAGATCCGTATGGTTTTCCTAATTTAAGTAATGAGCCTGTTACTATTATTAAAGCTAAGTTTAGATATCCAGCTAATGAACCAATGATCCAACAAATTGCTCAACTATTGGGTTATAATGTTAATATGGTTCGTGTGATTAGTACTAAGTTTGACGATAGTATTACTGATGAGTATGACAAATATGCTAATCAAATGGAAGAAAGCCCACTTCTTACCCATGAACAAATGGCAGATAATGGTAAAGAAGCAAGTAAAGCATATGGTAATTCTTATTTAGATAGCATTAAAAAACAAATGGAAGATGGAAACGAGATTGATATGCCATATGCTGGTAAAAAAACTCCTCCTGCATTTGACCCATTTAAACCATATTTAGATGACAAGCAATTGGGTGATCAAAGCCCAATGACAAAAATCACAAGACCACCTAAGCCAAAAACTGGCGCAATGGCTTAATTATTAAGGACGTATTAACATGGACATGAAACACCTACTTTCAACAATTGATCAACTTCAAAGTAAAGAAATACTTAATGAAGGTAAAGAAGCAAGTTATTCACCATCTTATCGTGTAGGTAAGACAGGTGAATTTGGTGATAAACCTCATATGAAAAGAGGTACACCAGTTGCTGGTAAGATAGGTAAATATGGAAAGACTTCAGATGACTTAGGTGATCCTGATGTAGATCCTGATGAAGATACTCCTGCTAGTTCAGAGAAACGTGGTCGTGGTCGTCCCAAGAAAGCAGGTAGTGCGGCAGACACTAAAGAGAAATACTCTGGTGCAAAAGACCTTCAAAATATAATGATTGGTAAAATGCCTAAATCATTACCAGGTAAAAAGGGTCAAGTACACAAATCTCCTCAAGATAAAGAAGTTACAGAAAGCAAGAGTTTAAAAGATTGGTTTGAAAGACTTGATGAGGCATTAAACGAAGCTAGCTTATCACCAACACAAACTTTAGTTCCAGGAATGCAAACTGGTTCACAAAAAGCACAACCTACTATAATTGACGTTAAAAATAATCCTGCATTAAAAGCAGCACTAGACAAAGCAGCAAAAGATAAACAGTTGTCAGTAGTTGGTATTACACAACCTACATCAGGAATGACTTCAGGCACATCCACAACAGGTATGTCTGGTTCATCAACTGGCACAAAAATTGCAGAAAAAATTGAACCACCAATCAAAACTAATCCTGCTGAAAAGGGTAAGTATAGTGGTAAAACAGTAGCAGAACTCAAAAAGTCATTAGCCAGTGTTAAGGCTCGCATGGCTTCTATGAAAGAACAAGGCAAGAAAGTTCCACATGATTTACGTGGCCATTTTAGTGAATTAACTTTTGCTATTCGTGCCAAGCAAGAAGGCTCAGGTAAATGGGGCGCTATTAAAGAAGCTGATCCTCCTCCTGATGGCGGTACAATATCTCCCTTAACACTTGAGGGTAAAAAGCAACATTATGATAAAGGTTATTATGATAGCTTAGCCGCTAGTAAAAAAGATGGTGTTAAGTCAATTGTAAAATCTCGCAAAGATGCGGTAGCTGAAGAAAAAACTAGTACCCGTGATAACCGTGCTGAAAAAGCAGGGCGTAGAGTAACTAAAGATTTGGAATATGATATGTATCATCATGGTAAAGACGATAACAAAGCCGAAAGAGCTGGCCGTAAAGTAACTAAAGACATAGAATATGATGAAAAACATCATCATCATTTTAATGAAGAAAAAACAGTTACCCGTGACAATCGTGCCGAAAAAGCTGGTAAGAAAGTTACCAAAGATATTGAGTATGATGAAAAGGTAAAAGATAAGATCCATGGTAAAAAGCGTGGACCTGAAGATCAAAAAGCTGAAAGAGCTGGTCGTAAAGTAACTAAAGATATTGAGTATGATGAAAAGAAACTACCAACTATGGCTCATGTTAAAAAGATGTGCAAAGATGGGTTAACAGTCGCTCAAATCTTAAAAATGCATCCAAAGTGTGATGCAACAGCATTAAAGAAAATGATTAGTGATTGCAAGAAGAAAATGGTAAAAGAAGGCAGAGACCAGCATTTACATGCTGCGTACCATGAAGGTAAATCACATGGTCTAAGCAAGATGCCATATAGCTGCCGTCATGATGACATGGAAGAAGCCCGTATGTATCATGAAGGATACAAGTGTGGTCTTGATGAGTGTTATGGACAGCAACCAATTGTAGGTTATGTCGGCGAAGAAACTGATAGCGACATTGTAGATACAATGGCAAGTTATGGAGCTCGTGGAATGGAAGAAGGAGCACTAGGTACATTAATCGGTGGCACAGCTGGTACTATGTTAGGTGGACCGCTTGGAAGCGTACTTGGAGCTACTGTGGGTGCAGGATTAGGTCAAGCAGCTACTAGTGGTGGATCTAGCTTGATAGAAAGATTAGACCCAAGTAAGAGAGAAAGATTAGATCAATTGATTGATCAATTTCACGCAGCAACAGAACCAGGTGGCGCTTGGGATTTTGATGAAATGGATGATGAAGAGGTTATCGCTCAGATTAGACAAGAATTTGGTGATAAAATTGCCGATCAAGTAGCATCAGGTAGTCATAAAATGCACTTTGGACGTCAAGGCATGCAACGTCCTGATCTATTAAGTAGAAAAAATCCTGCAAGAATTACCAAAGGTGGTAAGATGTTTAGGCAGGATATGGATACAAGAAAGCGTGATATCAAACAAAGATTTGGTTTAGAAGAAGAGGATTTGGATGAAGTAAGCCGAGGTGAGTATATGAAGCAAAAAGCAAAAACCACACCAGGTGATACATTCAAAGCATTTGGCCAAACTTTCCGTGACAGTGATGTTTTAGATGAGCTTGCTTTTGAATCATTAGACAAGCAACTCAATGCACTATTGAACGAAGGGGTATCAGTATCTATATCACAAGGTCAACAGGGTGCTCCAAACTCAGTTAACGTAAATGCAACTGATGCTGAAGCAGACAAGTTATTAGCATTTGTTAAACAAGCTGGTTTAGGTATTTTCGGTGGCGATACTGAAAGTTCTGAATCATCTATGCCTGCTGACAAAGTTATGGATAACAGTCGTGATGATGACGCTGAAATTGCAGTTGTTGATGACCATGAGGACATGTTAAATTTAATTCGTAAGATGACTGGTCAAGGTCCTGCTAAGTCAAGTGATGACTATGAAGATGAAGAAAGTCATAGCGACCATGAAGATACTTGCAGCACTTGTCATTCCGATCCATGTGAGTGTGATGAGCAAATTGATGAAGTTCAGTCAGAAGACCAAATGACATATGAAGTAGCTGAAGATGATGCAGCCGCGCAAAATGCAGCAAATGTTGAAGCTGGTGCAGAAGCCGAAGCAGCCGCAGATAAATCAGAAGAAGCTGAAACATCAGCCGATGAACATACTGAAGCTGAAGAAGACATGGCTATTGGTGCATCACATGGTGGTAATGGTGAAACTTATGGCGGTGAAGAAGAGGAATTAGAAGAGTCATACGCTAATGCGGCTGATGATGATTTTGAAGCTGATATCAACTTCATGACTAAAGTTATTTCTGGTGGACTAAACAAACAGAAATCTACTGGTCAGACAACAATTCCTGTAATCTCTGGTCAAACTGACCGTATGGGATATTCTACTACTAACGAATCAATCAATGATTGGAGAAAGTTAGCAGGTCTAAAGTAATCTAGTAGTGTTAAAAATACCCAGCTTAGGCTGGGTATTTTTTTGGTTATACTATTTGATAAATAATAGATAAGGTGAACTAAAGATGGCGCAACGAAATATTGACTTCGGTGGATTTCCAAACGATCCTAATTCAGATGCTATAAGAACGGCATTTCAAAAAGTCCAATTAAATTTTACTGAACTATTTAATGCTGGTGGAGTTTCTTCTATTAATAGAACAGCACAGCCAGGACTAACTGTTAGCCCTACAACAGGTGCTGTTTTAATTACAGCAAACATTGCATGTGTACAAGTTCATACCAGTACATTAAGTATTGGTAGAAATGCAAATGGTAGCCAAGATACATCTATCACTCAATCATCACAAGTTCTTTGGGTAGATTTACCTGCTAATATAGCAAACGTAGCTAATATTAATTTAAGCGGTTATGCTAATGTTGTAGGTAATGTTACAGCAGGCAATTTAATAGGCACAAATTTAAATGTAAGCGCAACTAGTAAT